GCTGATAACGCAGTAGCGGTAGATAGCTTAAAATCAGAATTAGAAGAATTAAAATCTCAAGTTGCTGTAGTAAAAGATGCTGCTGACAAATTAGAGGCAAAAAACAATCGTAAGACAATGAGTGAAAATCAAGTAAAAGGGTTCAATGCAACTCTTGCTGAAGCAATCGAAAAGAATGCTGACAGTATCGCAAAATTAGGTCGTGGTGAAGCAAAGCGTTCAGGTTTTGTTTTAGACACTAAGGCAGTAGGTAACATGACAGAAGCAGTTAACTTAACTGGTGATATCCCAAGACAATATGCTCCACAAGTATATGCTCTTCCTAATCGTAAAGTACATATTAGAAGTTTATTACCAGTAGGAACTATCTCTACAGGTTTATTTACTTTCCCTAAGGAAACAGGTGGTGAAGGTGATGTAGCTCCTCAAACTCAAGGTAGCTCTAAAGCTCAAATCGATTTCGATATCACAATGACTGATGCTCCTGCTCAGTACATCGCTGGTTTCGTAAGAATCTCTCGCCAAATGTTAGATGACGTTCCTGCTATGACTTCTTTCTTACAAGCTCGTTTGTTAGAGAAATATTTATTAGCTGAAGATGCTCAGTTATTGAACGGTAGTGGTACAGCTCCAAACTTAACTGGTTTGACTATCAATGCTGCTTCTCCAACTGGTTCTGCAACTGTAGACGTTGAGCAATTAGTACAAGCTATTGCACAAGTTTCTGCTGGTAACTACTCTGCAAATGGTATCTTGATCAACCCAACTGATTGGGCTAACATCATGAACACAAGACCAACTAACGCTGCTTATAGCCTTCCAGGTTCTACAGTTGTTACAACTGACGGTAGCTTGACTATCGCTGGTATCCCTGTGTTCCAATCTACAGCAATCGCTGCTGATAAGTTCTTAGTAGGTGACTGGTCAATGGGTGCTCAAATCATGCAAAATCAAGGTATCTCTGTTCAGTTCTCTGAAATGGATAGCGATAACTTCCAAAAGAACTTGATTACTGTGAGAGTTGAAGCTCGTATTGCATTCCCTATCTACTACAACAGTGCGTTTGTATATGGTGATTTCGGTAACGTAGCTTAATCTTAGATTAATCTAAAATATAAGGGGTAGCCTAAAAAGCTGCCCCTTTTTTATGTCCGCTATATTTTAGTTATTTTTGTAAAAACAATGGCATAATGCAAATAGTAAGAGATATAACGACCACAGTAGCACCTACAGCCACAGTGGTTACTTTAGCGGAAGCTAAGAATTACCTTAGAGTAGATTACAGCGAAGATGATAGTTTGATTACATCTTTAATCAATACAGCTCAAACAAGACTTGAGCAATTTGCTGGAGTTGCAATGACTCCAAGAACATTACGAGTTGTAGCTTATGTAGATAATTTTATAGAATTACCTTATGTTCCTACTAACGTAATATCTTTAATTGAGTATTGGGATAGCACAAATTGGGTAGCAATGTCTGTAGGGGATTACCAGGTACTTGGTGAAACTACCAAAAAGATATACTTTACAAGTATTTTTAATAGTGAATTTAGGTTTACATATACTTGTGGTTATGCAACGACTCCTACAACAATGAAGACTGCCCTTTTAAAGATGGTTTCAGACCTATATGAGTATAGAGAGTCTTCAGTTGAAGCAACTAAGCCTTCAGCTAATTTGATGACCGCATACGAGCTTATGAAGCCATTTAAACGCATAAACGTTATTATCTAATGATAGGAAGATTAACTAATAGAATTACTTTTAATAGTAAAACTAGCGTATCTGATAGTGCAGGGGGATTTGTAAATACTCTTGTAGCTTATTATACTTGTTGGGCTCAAATAGTTAGAGATGGTGAAAGCAAGACTAATTTGGTAGAAAAAGATTCTATAAATAATGAAATTACATTTAGAATAAGATATACCACTTCAAAAGTATTTGATAATAAGTTAGTTATATCATTCAAAAATAACTTATATTTAATTAATTCAGTTATAAACGAAGCTGATCGTAATAAGTATTTTATGATTAGCTGCTCAACTATGAAATAATGGCTGCATTTTCAATGGGTATTACTGGATTAGATGCTTTAAGAGCTAAGTTTTCTGATGCCTCTGAAAGATTGGAAAGGCATGTAGCTGATGCAATAAATCAAACTGTTGTTAATATACAACAAGACGCTAAGGCGGCAGTTAAAGTAAAAACAGGTGCTTTACAAAGAAGTATAACACATAGAAAAACAGATAAAACAGGCACAGCTTATGTTAGTGCTGGTAATAAGAATGTTAAATATGCACCTTATGTCGAGTTTGGAACAAGGCATAATATAAATCTACCTGCATTAATTAACATAACTCCTAGTGAGCAAAGTAAATTTGCTAGGCAATATATAGTACAAAGCCCTAAAAAGTTTACTAATCAAGCAACTAGACCATTTTTGATGACTTCTTTTGACAAGAGATATAGTCAACTTATATTTAAGATTAAAGAATTTAAGATATAAATATATTTCGTTAAATTTGTACAAAATCAATACCATGACAATTACATTAAACGAAGAGCAGGTAAAACAACTAGACGCATTCATCCAAGAATTGCCAACTAAGTATGGTTTGCCTTTAACTCAGTTCTTATCAAAACTTGCTCAAGAACAAAATCCTGAGGAAGTAAAAGAGGAAACAGAAGCTTAATGAAAGATTGCGGATATGCTATACGAAAGGCTTATGTAGATAAGTTAGCATCACAAAGTTTTTCTTTGGGTGTTTACGATACTATTGCACCTGACGAAGTACAGCCTCCGTTCTTAATCATTAGTAGTCAAACATCAGTTGAAAATAGTGACAAGCAAAGTTTTAACTTTGATGTTACTCTTCAATTTGATATTGTCTATAGAACATTTAAGTCAGGTGAAGTAGGGCAAAAATCGGTAGACCAGTGGGCTAACGAGTTGTTAGGGATCATAGGCGTTAATGTACCTGATTACCCAAGTGCTTCTCCTGACTTTAAAATAGTCACTCGTAGAATGTCATCAAATGAAGCTACCTTTGATTATGTGGATGAGGCTTATGTGTTTAAAAGAGTCATTGTATTCGAACATTTTGTAACTCAAATATTATAAAAAAATTAAAATAAAATAAAATGCCAACAACAGGAATTTTTAATGGTACAAACCTAGTAGTTCTAGTAGGAACTGAAGTTGTAGCTCACTCTACATCTTGCTCTTTATCAGTAAGTGCTGACTTACCAGATGCAACAACTAAATCAAGCGGTGGATGGGCTGATCAAATCGCAGGTTTGCGTTCTTGGTCTTTAACTACAGATGGTCTTACTACAGTTGAACCAACAGGTACAAACTATGTAGTAGGAGATATTTTCTCTGCTTTAAACGGAAGAGGTGTAGTTACAGTTAAGTTTACTACAGTTAATGGTAGCACTCCAATAGTAGGTGACTTAATCTGGTCTGGTTCTGCATTTGTAGAAAGCTTAGATATTACTGCTGATATGGAATCTCCAGTTACTTACTCTGCTGCTTTCACAGGACAAGGAGTATTGACTCAGGCTACTAACGCATAATAACACCAAAAACACCAAAATATGAGAGGACATTACGAACTATCCCTAAGCGATGGGACTAAAATACCTATGAGATTTTGTACATGGTCTTTAAAAAGATTCTGTCAAATACAAGGTATATCACCTGCTGAAATAGGAGATGCTCTATCTGGAGAATCAACTATTGACGCTATTGTAAATTTGCTTAAATCAGCCGCAGAGTATCCTTTATATAAAGAAGGAATAACTCCTAATTTTACTGATTTAGAAGTTTGCGATTGGATTGATGATATTGGTGGTATTGCTAGTCCTAAATTACAAGACATATTTAAAGTATTGTCTGATAGTATGGTAAGCGGATTAGATAATACATCATCCAAGAAAGGTAAAGGTTCAGATGTAAAAAAAAATTAGAGTGGATTGATATTGAAAGATATACAATGGGGGAGTGCCAAGTGCTTCCCCATTTGTTTTGGGATATGACGATGGCTGAGTTAGATTTTATATGGTATGGTTATCGTCATAAAGAAGAACAAGAATGGTTAAGAGTTAGATGGCAGACTACACTTTTGATTAATATGCAGCTTCCAAAAGGCAAGAAAGTAAAGCCTAATGAACTTTTACCACTTGACTGCGATAATCGTAACTTTGTGAAACAAAGAGTAATGAGTAATGAAGAATTACAAGATGTACTTCAGAAATATAATAATGTTAAACCTATAGGATAATGGCAGTAGAAGAATCAATTAAAATTAAGATACAAGCAAACGCTGAAGAGTTCAAGATTGTATCTAATATTATTAATACAGAACTAGGTAAACTAGGTAAGAATTTTCAAATCTTAGAAGGTAATATTAAGCAGACTTCTAATGCCATGAAAGGTTTTGATGGTTCATCTAAGAAGTTTAACAAGGGTATAATGAGTATCTCATTAATACTACAAGATTTACCTTATGGTTTTAGAGGTATTCAAAATAACATCCCTGCATTAGCTCAAGGATTCGGAGTTTTATACTTAGCTATATCTGCTGTAACAGCAGCAATGACATACTTTGTCCTAGAGGGAGATAAGATGTCTAAAGGAACAAAACAGATATATGAATCTTTTAAAGACTTTATAAATGGAGTTGTAAGTGATTTATATAATGCCTTAGCTCCTGCTTTTGAATCAATAGTAAAGTCAATTAAATTTCTTTGGAGTTTATTTGGTGATAATATTATTAGTATTTTTAAAGATACATGGGATACTATAATTAATGTAATAAAAATAGCTGGTCAAGTTTTAGCAGATGGGTTTACTTTAATAACCTCTTTATTAAAAGGAGATTGGCAAACATTTGGTGAAACATTAATTAATATTTGGAAAAGAACATGGAATGCAATAGTAGAAGTATTATCATTCGGATTAAAAACAGTAGGTAATCTTGTTGGTGGTGTAGTTAATATTTTTGATAAAGATTTAGGGAAAACAATACAAAATTCTACAAAAGTTACTGCTGATAAATTTTCTAATAATTTTAAATATGCTTTCAAAGAAGTAGAAAAGGCTGCTAAAAAAATAGATGTGTTTTCTTTATTTGGCGGTAAAAAGAAAACTAAAGAAGAAACAACTAAAGAAGAGAAGCCTACAGTATCAAAAGTATATGAAGATCTAGCTCAAGAAGAATTTAATTTTTATAAGGATAGTATATTTAGAGCAGAAGAATACTTTGTTAAATTAAATAATATACAAAAAAATAATGCATTAATGGAAGCTACTATAAGAGGTGCTTCAGTTGATGAACTATTTGCTATACAACAAACCTACGCACAAAAAGAGATAAACTTTAGAAAAAGCATTGAAGATAAAAAATTTGCTATTAGACAGCAAAGTGAAGAAATGCAAAAGCAATTAACTAAATCTTATGAAGATAAAAAGTTAAAAGACCAATATGATTACACAACTAATTATATTAAAACTCTTGATTTGCAATTAAAAGCTGAATTAAGACTACATAGGAATAATGTTGCATTTCAACAAGAGGATACTAAAAATAAAATTAAGCAATTAGAAATTGCAAAAATATTTGCTCATGGAAACGTTAAGGCTTTAGATGCAATAAATGCTGCAATTTTAAGACTTCAAGGTGCTTTAACAGGTCTTGGTGATTTATCAACTTCAATAGATGAAATATTAAGAAATACTTTACAATCTACCTTTGAAGGAATTGGTGAATCTCTTGGTGAATTAGTTACTACTGGTAAATTTAATCTTGGAACGCTAGGCTCTATCCTAGCTGACGCTTTAATTTCAATAGGTAAAGCATTGATATTATATTCATCTCTTGTACAAGCTGCTAAAAAAGCTATAGAAAGTGGTAATGTAAAAGGTGGATTAATATTAGGTATAGCAGCAGTTGCGGCAGGATTTGCTTTAAAAGGACAAATAAACAAGAAAAGAAATACTGGACCACAAGAGTTTGCTAATGGTGGTATTGTGTCAGGACCAACATTAGGTCTTATGGGTGAATATCCTGGTGCTAGTCGAAACCCTGAAGTTGTAGCTCCTTTAGATAAGCTTAAATCACTTATGGGTGAAGGTGGAGGAACTTTAGAAGCTAGAATAAGCGGTAACGACTTATTAATATTAATGAACAAAGCAGGTAGAACAAATAATAATACTTTCTAATGGCATTTATAAACCCAAAATACGAGATTATATTTGATGATGTGTATGCCATACCTGATGGAACAAACACTGTCTATAGGGCTCAGATTTACAAAGACGGCTATTCTAGTGCAACAGTATATCCATTAACTGCATCTAATAGTCCTTTTATCATAGAAACTATAGACACAGAAGGTAATGCCTATACGCCATTACTTGCCACAAGGGCAACTTTAAATATAGTAAAGAATGAATTTCAAAGCACTAATTATGCTCAGTTATTACAAGACTTCTTTACTTCTGATGATAATGACTATATGATAGTTGTTACAAAAGGAACTTATAATGGTTCTTATACATGGGGTACTGTAATATGGAGAGGGTTTTTTATACCTGTAGATAGTGTACAATATTCTCCTGTAAACCTTAATAGTTTATCATTATCCTTCGTTGATGGTTTAGCTAGGACTAAGAATAAAAAATACTATTTCAGTACAACAAATGGTATTGGTTTTAACTCAGAGGATCAAGTAAGTTTAAAGGACTTGATTATTGATTGCTTTTCTAAGACTGAATTTACTTTTAATGTTTGGATAAATGAATATTATAAAACAGCAAATGTGCTTTCTAGAAACATAGAAAATATGTATTTAAAGAAGAACTATTTGATGGAGCAATATGGAGAGTATTTAAGCTACTATGACATATTGGAATATATATGTAATAGATTTGGTTGGGAATGCTTTTATAAGGAAGATAAGTGGTATTTAACTGCTTATGGTGCTTTGACTAGAGAATCTACAATAGCTTATTATGTTTATAATAGTTCTGGAGTTTATCAATCTACACAAACTGTAAATAATACTACTTCGGTTAGCATAGATAGCACTAATAACTTTAAAGAAATTGGACAATCGTTATTAGTTAGCTTTAATAGAGCTCAAAAGTCATATACTCAATTTAGTCCAATTTACAATGTAAAGCAACTTGTAGCCAATGGTTGGTTTTTATCTTGGTCAGGTACTAACAATGTGGATGCATGGATAGAAACTGGTATGGTGATTACAAAACTTGATGCTACAAATGGTGGTATATACACTACTGATACTACAACTAATGCAGGTGAAAACAATAGGGCAGTTAGGTCTTTTGGTAATGATGTAAGAGCTGGTGATTATCTAAATGTAAGATGGTTAGATTATAAATTTAACTGTACTGCTAGATACTGGGTAAGAATTATACCTTCAGATAATTCTGCTGCACAATATCTTAATAATAGTGGTGAATTTACAACAACCACAGTATATCTTAATGATTTTCCTGTAGGATTTCCTAAGCAAATATTAGTTCCTATTGATGGTTCTTTAGATGTTATTATATATAGACCTTTAGATACTGGTGCAAGTCCATTTTTAGAACTTTATTATTTCTTAGTTCAAAATACAGGACCTGTATCTCAAATTTATAATTATGACTCTTATAGAGAGATTGGTAGTATAGATTCTCAGTTTAAACCAGAACAAGGCGAAAACTATGCTTTAGGTTTTATATATAATGATATATTTAAAAATACTGATTCAGGTGCTAGAGCTGCCAACAGTCCTAAAGATGTAGCAGCTTCATCTTATGTTGGTATGTACACAACAAGTAATAATAGTGGATTTGCCAATCAATTTGGTAGAACAACATCAGGTAGTACTGAGTTGTTTACTTTAGTTGCTCAAGATATTGGTATAGACCAAGTAAAAACTCAAACTGTTATAGAAGGTCAATTTAAAAGCATAGGATATTGGTTGGATAGCAAGTTTACATATTCTTATGATGGTGTTAACACTTACACATACTTATTAAAGTCCTTTAAATGGGATTTAAAACAAGCAATACAAGAATCGGTACTTAAAAAGATTAATTATAGCGGAACAACTATAGATATAGATATATTCAAAAACTTAAATACTAGAAAATAATGCCATCGGTAATAAACGGAACTAACATACTTCTTTTTCAATATGATCCATTAACAAATCTATCAGTTCCTTTTGGTGCAGCTACAAACTGTACTTTTAGTAGTAGCGTAGATCAGGTAGAAGTTACTACAACTAATTCAAATTCATTTAAGGAATACTTAGGTTCTCAAATAAATTGGAATATATCTGCTGATGGATTTATAGCTCTTAGTGACTATTCTTATTTATTCTTACTTACTAAACTTAAGTCAAAGGAACAAATAGTTGTTAAGTTTCAGATTAATAATGATAATGGTGATGGTAGCGGTACTTTAGGTTATAGTGTATTTACAGGTCTTGTAAATATTGTTAGTTTGGATATGACTGGTCCTGTAGAAGGTGCTTCTACTTATAGCGTTTCTTTACAAGGTACAGGTGCTTATACAATAACAGGTACTCAAGCTACTCCTGGTGGAATTGTAATAGAAACATCAAATGTTATCATGTATCAATATACTGCTACTGGTGGTGAAACTACCGTAACGTTTGCAGCAGCTATTGGTGGAACTTGCTTGTCTGTTACAAGAGGTGGTATGGAGGTTAGAAATATATTAACAACAGGTACAGCTACAGGTGATAACGTAAGGTTTAATGCTTCCACAGGAGTTGTTACCTTTGGCAGAGCTTTAGAGGCTGATGAGTTTGTTAGAATAATTGCAAAATAATAGTTAAAATTTATATATAAATGAGTTCACAATTACAAGTAACAGGAGAAGCGAAGATTAGGGATATACAAGGTCCAGTAGTGGCTAATAGTGGAGTAATAACCGCTTTAGATGGTGCTGCTTCTCAATATGTACGAGGAGATGGTACATTAGCGGATTTCCCAACATCAACAGGTGGCGGAAGTTCGGTTTCTTATTATCTTAACTCAAGTGTAAGTCAAGGTACAATCGGAGGAGTTGCTTATAGACAATTAGGTAAAACACCTATTGCTGGTGCTGGAACTGACATTACTATTTCGGCTAATGGATATGTAGCGAGTTATATAACCGATGCTAATGACCCAGCTTTATTAGAAGTACCAGCTGGTAACTTTAATTGTGAGTTCTATTTTAGTGTAAACTCTAATAATCACAATCCTTATGTTTATGCAGAGGTTTACAAGTATGATGGAACTACTTTTTCTTTAATAGGTACAAGCGTTGGAGTTCCAGAGTATTTAAGTAATGGAACAACATTAAGTCCTTACTATTTTGCTATTCCTGTTTCTCAAACTGTCTTAACTATAACTGATAGAATAGCGATTAGAATATATGTAAACGTAGATGGTAGAGTTGTTACTTTACATACTGAAAACGGACATTTGTGTCAAGTTGTTACAACATTTTCAAAGGGATTGACTTCATTAAATAACTTAACAAGACAAGTACAATTCTTTGCGGTTGGAACAAGTGGAACTGACTTTAACATCTCAAGTGCAACGGCTACTCATACTTTTAACCTACCTGTGGCTTCGGCTACAAATACTGGTAAGTTAAGTTCAACTGATTGGAGTACGTTTAATGGAAAAGTTCCTTATACAGGTGCAACTGCAAGTGTTGATTTGGGTATATATTCTTTAATTGGTGGTGATTTACAAGCTGATGGTGCAGGTTCAGTAGCAGGTTTTTTATATTTAAAACAAAATACTTTAATAAGTCAATATTTAGCTGATTATAGTGCAATAGGAGCATATTCTAATGGTTATGTTTTTAATATTGCTACTCCTTCGGTTAGTAAACAAGCATTATTAGATTTATCATCAATTACTGCAAGTGCATCAAGAACTTATACATTACCAGACGCTTCTGGAACTCTTGCTTTAACAAGCAATCTAAGTTCATACGTTCCTTATACAGGAGCAACTGCAAATGTTAACTTAGGTGGTTTTGGACTATCTTCTTCATCTTTATCAGTAACCTTTTTTTCTAGTTTTAACGCAAATATATTATTAAAGAAAGTAGGATTAGGTTCAACAACACCAACATATGTTTCACAATTTGCTGCAGCAACAGGAGTAGGAATTGGTTATTCAGATGGTACAGGTGGTGGAAACTTTATATTCCCAACGGCTTCAATTAATGATTATACCTTCCCTGCAATTACTGGTACTTTAGCAATATTAGAAGCTGGTACACAAACTTTTACAGGTACAGTTAATGTATTAGGTTCATTAGGTACAAAATTTGGCATAAGCATTGAAAAAGGGAATACTCCTTCTCCTTTAAGTTTAAATGATATTTTTATTTATGCTTCATCTGGTGCTACAAATATTATAAATTTTGCAAATAGTTCATATAGAACATCATTTAGCTTTCCAACAAGTACTCAAACATTTACATTCCCTGCTGCAAGTGGTACAATAGCATTGACATCAAACCTTAGTGCTTATGTACCTTATACGGGAGCAACAAGTGATGTTAATTTAGGTGTTTATAGTATAACATCAAATTTGCAAACTAATAGAGGTGTAGTTGTAAATGATTCATCTGGAACTGCAAATGCATTAAATTTAAAAACTGCAA